CTATGATTATGCTAAACGACGAATTTGGTGGCATGGCACATAAAGACGTAAAGAATTTTAAAAAAATAACCGAAAAAAATAAAATAACCGTTAGACTTCCATACGGACGTTTAGACGTTGATTTAAAGCGTAGAACAATGCTATGTGGAACAACTAATGATAATTCCGTTTTAAAAGACGAAACGGGTAACAGGCGTGTCTTACCGATAGAGTTTGAGAGTGTAAAATATAATGAAGCAGTAATTTTTGACAAAGATAAATTATTAAAATGTGCGGAAAACTTATATAAGTCTGGATTTGAATTTAGAATATTTTCTAAAGAAGAAATAGAATACTTAAATAAAAATACATCTCAAAATGTAGAAATTGAAGCGTCAGAGGATTTATTTTTTACTAAATTTTCATTACAAAGAACAGACGAGCATCAAGATGAAACTGTTTTAAATCAAGGTGAAATTTGCAATTATATGAATACTCATTTCGCGTACAAAATAACAAAATACGACATAAAAAGAATTTGCTTAAAACATAAAATGGAATTAAAAAGTCATAGAATAAGCGGAAAAGTCAAGACTGGATACTTATTGTATAAGGAATTAATTGAAAAAATAGAGCCAAATCAGCATTTTATGTAATATTGTAATTTTTTGTAATTTATCAAAAATTTGTGAAAAATTACACTTTTTACCCAATGATAGTAAGGCTTAAGGCTATTTGTAATTTTGTAATTTAATAATTTGATAAAACTATTATAGAAAACACCATTATAGCACACATTATATATAATGACGCATTATTATATATTTCTAAGAAAGTCTTAAAAAAGTAAAATTACAAAGTTACAAAGTTACATCGTTAAAAATCAACAATTTACAAACATATAAAAAATTACAAATCACATGAAATTAGAAAATATTATAAAAAAAAGCTTAAAACAATTAACGGAATTAAGCGAAAATGAAATACAAAATCAAATAATTGACTGGTCTCGAGCAAATGAGGTATTATCTATTGTAGTTCCGAACGAATTGGCAAGGAATAATAAAAGTGTAAAAATAGAAAAAGGCTGTTCCGATTTAATTGTTTGTCTTTTTGGATCTACAATTTACGTTGAATTAAAAGATTATCGAGGTACGCAAAAACCCGATCAAATTAAATTTCAATTAAAAGTTGAAAGATTGGGACAGCAATATTTTATTTGCAGGTCTTTAGATCAGTTTAAAACAATAATCTTAAAAAAAAGTTAAATAATAAAAACATAAATTATTAATAACTAAATTTACAAAATGAAAGACATATCACAATACGGAATCACACGTAAAAAAGCAAAGAGCAAAATAGACGTTTTAAAGGACTTTTTAAATGAATATGATACTTATAACGTTAAAGAACTTTCTATCGAATTAAACATGCCTGTATTGAAGCTTATAAGTGAAATAGACATTATTCAAGGTTTAAGTTGGATGACTATAACGCAAAAAGCACATAGATTGCAAGCAAAAGGGTATTGCATAGAAGAAATAAATTTAACTTTAAATATTAAATAATGGAACTAAAAGAAGTAAAAGAGTATTTTAAAAATGCTAAAGAAGTAAGATGCCTAGCTGACGGGCTTGTACATGATTTAACTAAAATAAAAATTACTAGAAAAAACAAATTTGGTGGTAATTTTTGGATTGATTATAAATTCGGTAACATACAATTAACTAAAGGGGATAAATTAGCTAAAATAATATCTTATAAAAACGTGTACCAAATTACAAAAGAGCAACTTAGAAGCTTAACTGATCCTAAAGTAAAAGAAATGTTCCCAGATGCTTTTGCGGAAGAAATGCAACAAGGGAAATGGTATAAAAGAGATAATGAGTTGCTAGTTTGGAATAATGGAAACTTAACTTATGGATTTAATAGTTCTGGCGACTATTTGCGTTTAATGCACTATACTGTAAGTGTTGATTCAACACCAGCAACAGAAGAAGAAGTGTACGAAGCTTTAAAAAATGAAGCAATTAAAAGAGGTTATAAAGGTAAGTTTAATTACACGCCATTTTGCAATACGTTGTGGACTGGATTAGACGCTGTATTTAGCAATGGTAAATGGTCTGAAACTTTTGAATATTTAGAAGAAGTTGAGGCAAGTGATAACGAAGATTTTACTGATTCTGATAAAGTTTTATTTGGATGTAAACACGTAAGAGGTCATTATATCTGTTTTACTAAAAACGAAAATGCAATACCTATTAAATACATTAAAAAAATAAAGTTATGAACGAACTTAAAATTGCAATAATAAAATTTGCTTGGGTTATGGGAATTTGCTTTGTAACTTATATTTTATTACTTTTGAAATATGAAGTACAATAAAGAAAAAATAGAATCTTGTTTTGATTATATTATCTCTGAAATGGAATCTGGATCCTCGTTGCGTTCTGCATTGAAAACAAACGGTATGCCTAGTAGCGCAACTTTTTATAACTGGCTGGATGAATCAGAAGAAAGATTAAAACGATATGCGCGCGCGTGTGAAGATAGGGAATTATTATTATTAGATGAAATATTAATAATCGCTGATAAACAAGAAGCGGACGTAATTGCAACAGATTCTGGCAACATTGTAAATCATAACGTTATACAAAGATGTAAGTTACAAATTGAGGCTAGACAATGGGTGCTAGGCAAACTAAACGCGCCTAAATATGGAAACAAGGTGCATCAAGAGTTAAGCGGACAAATTACTACAAACATCATAAATTTAGGTGATGGAATAGATCCAAATGAAGCTACTAACTAAACAGCAACATGCTACTTTTTATTTAAACGACAGCTCCACTACAGAGGTTATTTACGGTGGAGCTGCTGGAGGAGGTAAAAGCGCATACGGTTCACTAAGACTAATTGAAATGTGTCAAAGATTTCCTAAAAGTCGCTGGCTTATGGGTAGATCAAAACTAAAGACACTAAAAGAAACTACGTTAAACTCATTTTTTGAGATAGCTAGTAACTTACAAGTTAGTTCTCAATTTAAATACAACGATCAAAGTAGCACAATAAATTTTCATAACGGAAGTCAAATATTGCTAAAAGACCTATTTCGTTATCCTAGCGATCCTAAATTTGATAGTTTAGGCTCGTTAGAGATAACAGGGGCGTTTGTCGACGAGTGTAACCAATTAGATTATATGGCATGGCAAATAGTACAGTCTCGTATAAGATACAAGCTAAAAGAATTTAATCTTAGCCCTAAAATATTGGGAACTTGTAATCCATCAAAAAATTGGGTTTATTCCGAGTTTTACATGCCTCATTCAAAAAAAATACTACAGCCAAACAGAAGGTTTATTCAAGCACTACCAACCGACAACCCTTATTTGCCAAAATCTTATTTAGAATCGTTACTAAGACTAGACGATAATAGCAAACAGCGTTTATACTATGGTAATTGGGAGTATGACAACGACCCGGCAAAACTAATAGATTTTGAAAACATACAGAACTGTTTTACCAACGAATTTATTGAAGGAGGTAAAATGTATATTAGTGCGGATATAGCTCGATTTGGTAGTGATAAAATGGTTATAATAGTTTGGTCGGGTTGGCGTGTTGTAGAAATATTTTCTTTGGCTAAAAGTAGCATCACTGAAATAGTAGAGAATTTAAAAAGATTAGCTTTAAAATATAAAGTACCTTTATCAAATATTATAGCGGATGAGGACGGCGTAGGTGGTGGTGTTGTAGATATGATGCAATGTACTGGATTCGTGAATAATGCTAAGCCTATGCAAGAAGAGGGCGTTATAGTTCAATATCAAAACCTAAAAACACAATGTTATTTTTATTTAGCAAACAAGATCCAAAACAATGAGATATATATTTCATGCAACGAAACAGACGAAAAATCTTCTATTATTGAAGAGCTAGAACAAGTTAAAAGAGACAAAATAGACAGTGATGGTAAGTTGAGGATACTACCAAAAGAAAAGGTAAAAGAAATGATTGGAAGGTCTCCCGATTATTCAGATGCTCTAATGATGCGTTGTTATTTTGAGTTTAAACAAGATTTTTTTATATTTTAATCATAATTTAATTATATTTGTCGTATGGCTAACAAAATACAATCGTTTTTTAATTCCTTTATTGGGAATAAAGCAAATGACAAGGATTTATCTAACGCATTGTTTGGAATGATGGGGGGTAAGTTCTCAGCTTACGACAATAAAAAAACTACAATCCTAGAAAAAGGATACGGAATGAATCCTGACGTTTTCGCAATAGTCAATAAATCAGCATTAAAAGCCGTCTCCATACCTTACGAAATAAAAAAGGTAAAAGACAAGAAATCACTAAAAAAACTAAAACCATTTGAAATAGAATTGTCGCCAATTCAATTATTAAGAAAGCAAATAATCGAATCGGAAGCGTACGAAAATGACACTTTAGACTTCCCGATGGAGCAGCCTAACCCATTACAAACATGGAGCGATATATTTTCTTTATATAAAACTTATATTGACGTTGTGGGGGATTTTTATTTATACATGATAACTCCAGAGGATGGAGCAAATAAAGGCGTCCCTAAACAATGTTATGCTTTGCCAGCTGATAAAATGCAAATTGTGCTTAAAAAAGAAGTTGATTTGATGAGTGATGAAAGCCCAATTGATTATTATTTATTTACAGAAGGCACGGGCTATATTGAATTTCCAGAAAAGGACGTTATTCATATTAAAACCGCAAACCCGTTTTATAGCTTAAATGGTTCTCATTTATACGGACTAAGTAGATTACAAGCTGCTTTAAGAAATATACAGTCAAGTAATGCAAGTATTGACAACAATATAAAAACAATGTCTAATAGTGGTGTGTTTGGTTTTATTCACGGAAAACAAGGCGAAACTCCATTAACGCCAGACCAAGCACAATCATTAAAACAAAGACTTTTAGAAATGGACAGAGACCCGGGACGTTTGGCAAATATTGCGGGGGGTTCGGGAGAAATTGCATTTACTAGAATATCACTAACAACGGATGAATTAAAGCCTTTTGACTTTTTGAATTACGATAGGAGTGTAATTTGTAATGCTTTAAATTTCCCTATAGTTTTGTTAGGACAAGACGATAAGAGTGGTATAGGTTCGTCAGATAGAACTATTGAGGCAAAGAAAACGTTATTAGTTGATAATATTGTCCCTGATTTAAAAATGTTAGCGGAATCTTTGCAAAAACATTTTTTTCCTAGATTTAAAGGTTATGATAATTGCGTAATGGATTTTGATATTTCAGAGTTGCCAGAAATGCAGCAAGACATGACGGCTCTCGTTGGATGGCTAGAAAAAGCCCCGGTAACTAAAAATGAATTTAGAGTCGCATTGAAATACTTGCCTTTGCAAATAGACGGTATGGATAGTATTTATTTACCAATGAATTTACAATCGATAGATGCTGAAATAACAAATACAAACGAAATAGATAACGCATTTAATGAATAGCGATACTTACATACTTCTACACGCTAAATACGAAAAGAAAGCGTTTGTAATTCTGCGAAAACATATTAAAAAGATAATTGCAAAAATTCCCGTAGATAGTTTAACGATAGAAAATGCTGAGGCAACTATATTATTAAATTTTGACAAAGAAGCGATTAACACAGCTTATCTAGAAATGTATAAGACGATAGGATTGGCTCATGGTAAAGTTGTATTAAAAGATATTGAAAACCAAACTAAAGCGTTAAGTTTTTTTGAAACATTATTTAGTAATAGTCTATTAAGTTGGATGGGTTTAAACGTAGGTCAAAGAATAATATCTGTTAATGAAACCTTAGCAAAAACAATTATAGATATTATTAAACAATCTTTTAATAATGAATTAAATATTGTTCAAATTAGGAATTTAATACAAAAAAAACTAAATTTAGCAAACTTTTATAGATGGCAATCTATGCGAATAGTAAGAACGGAAACGACAACAATTTCAAACTATTCAGCTTTTAAAGCTAGCGAAAGCAGTAATTTAGTTTTAGACAAAGAATGGGTTTCTATTCAAGACACTAGAACTAGAAGATTGCCTAAAAACGAGTTCGATCATTTAAACATGAACGGTGTAAAAGTGCCGTATGAACAGGAGTTTTTTGTTAATGGGGATTTGGTTTTATATCCTGGCGATCCGACAAGTGTATTTGCTGGAAACGTTGTGAATTGTAGATGCACATTTAATTTAGTTCCTAGACGAGACGCAAATGGAATGTTAATAAGAAAAACATAATAAAAATGGATTTTAAACAAATTTCATACGATTTAAAAGATTTAGACGAAACAAAAGGCGTTGTAGTTGCTTATGCTAATGTTTATAATGTAAAAGATGCTGACGGAGACATTTCCAGTTTTGGAAGTTTTGATAAAACGGTAACCGAAAATTTTAAACGGATTCGAGTGCTAAAAGATCATGACCCTAGACAAATGATAGGTGTGCCATTATCAATTGACACTAAAGATACTTATGGGCTTTTGACTACCACTCAATTTAACATGAAAAAAGATTTAGGCCGTGATATGTTTACCGATGTTAAATTAATGTTTGAAAACAACTTGAACGCTGAGTTATCAATTGGTTATAAAGTACTGCAGAGAGATTCAAAAAACAAATCCGTAATTAAAGAGTATTATATGGGTGAATATTCCTTTTTATCTTCTTGGGCAGCTAACGAACTTTCAACGGTTCAAAGCATAAAGGGAATAAATAGTTTTTATGGCATCATGGAAATAGCGCAAAAGGCTTATAATTTAGATTATTCAGATATAAGGCTTCGAGACCTTGAAACAATATTAAAAGCACTATCACAAGAGCCGTTAGAAAATGACACTCAAAAAGAACAGCCGCTTATTTTAGAAACGTTAAAATCATTTTCACAAACATTAAACATTAAATAAGATGGACGAAAAATTGTTATTAGAATTAAAGTCAATCCAAAACGGATTAGAGACTAAAAGCGCAATGGAAATTAAAGCTGCGTTAGATGCTTTTGAAGTAAAAGCAAGCAAATCCACAGAAGAGGTGAAAGCTACTTTTGCAACTGAATTAAAAGCGGTTACTGACGCAATGGAAGTGAAATTTCTTGCAGACATTAAAGCGGTTCAAGATCATGCTGATAAATTGGATATTAAACTGCAAAAAAAAGATGTTCAAACTAAAGGTAACGCAAGTTTTAACGAGCAATTAGCAACTGCTATTTTAGAAAAATCTACAGATATTGAAGCGTTCAGAGACAAGAAAACAAAGAGCGTTGAATTAGAATTAAAAGCAGTAGGAGACTTTACAACTGCAAATGTTACAGGTGGTGCCAGATACGGCCAAGTATTTGCTCCGCAAATTATGGGTATTACCGAACGTAAAATGCACATGGATCAGATTATACCGGGTGGTACAATTGGTGCAGGAAATTCATTTACGTTTATGCGTGAAGTTGGAAACGGTGAGGGTGCTATTTTGCCAGTTGCAGAGGGTGCTTTAAAGCCTCAATTCGATTTAGATTTAGAAGAAGCTACGGTGCAAATTGAAACTATTGCCGGTTGGATTCGTGTAACGCGTAAAGCAATGGCAAACATTCCAGGATTTATTTCTTACTTACAAAGAAAATTACCAGAATTATTTAGAAAGGTTTTGGATAATCAAATTCTTTACGGTACAGGAGTAACGCCACAAATTAAAGGAATGTTAGCCGCTGGAAATTTCACAGCGTCAAATGTAGCGATTGCAACTCCATTGATTGAAAAAATTATTTTGGACGTTGCTAGATTAGAAGATACATTTGAACGTAACGCTGATGCAATTTTATTGCGTCCAGCTGCTTACTACGGTTTTTTCTTAAACAAAGCAGTTGGTTCTGGCGAGTATGATTTGCCACAGGGTGTAAACATTGTAAATGGTCGTTTATCTTTCTTGGGAATACCAGCTTATCCAACAACTGCTTTAACGGGAACAGATTATGTGGTGATGGATAGTGAAGGAGTTCAATTGCTTACTCAAGAATCAATGAGAATTGAATTTTTCGAGCAAGATGGAACGAATGTACGTGAGAATAAAGTAACGGTAAGAATCGAAGGAAACTACGCTCTACCAGTGTACGGCAGCACGTATATAATTCGTGGAAGTACTGCTACAGTATAATGTAAATTATAATTAAATTAAAACCCTTTGATAACATATATCAAAGGGTTTTTTTGTACGTTTACTTTATGGAAGGAATATATAAAATAACAAGTCCAACGGGACGTATTTATATTGGTCAAAGTATCGATGTAGAAAAAAGACGTAGAATGTACGTAAAAAATCATTGTATAAAACAAACTAAGTTATACGCTAGTTTGGTTAAATATGGTTTTGATAAACACTTATTTGAAGTAATAGAGGAGTGTGTTTGGGGGTTGTTAAACGAACGTGAGGAATATTGGATAGAATTTTACAATACCTTCAATAGTGACAGTGGAATGAACCTTTCTTCAGGAGGTTTAAATAAAAGAGTGTCTGAGGAAACTAAAAAGAAAATAAGCATAGGTAATTCAAGAAAAAAAAGACCTGATTTATCATTAATGAATAGAACCCAAAAAAGAATACCGAGTAAAGAAACTATTGCAAAAGGTTTAGAAAGTAGAAAAGGTTTTAAACATAGCGAAGAGAGCAAAATAATTATGCGTAATAAAGCACTATTAAGACCTCTAGTGAGTGAAGAAACAAAAGCTTTAATGTCTAAAAATAGAAAAGGAATAAAGCCTACTGAAGAAATGAAAAAAGGTATCTTATTAGCTCGTTTAAATAGCGAAAAAACAGGCAAAACTGTTGTTAATATAAATACAAATGAAGAATATAAAAATTTAACTTATCTTTGTAATTTAAAAGGTTATGTTTATGGAACTATGAAAAAGAAAATGAGAGGTGATTCTAAAAACAATACTGATTACAAATACAAATAATTTATTTCTTTTTCATAGTTAGTTATTTTTTTTAGTTTTAAACCCGCTACAATTAAGTAGCGGGTTTTTTGTAATTACTCTTTTTTATCAATCATTACACTACAGCTTAACTCCCAACCTTCTGGATATTGTTCGTTTCCGCTATCACAATCAACAATTTTTAAATTAACTAACTTTGCCAAGTCATTTATATGAAGTCGGTTTAAAAAGCCTTTAATAAATTGCTTTTTCATTATTTCACGCGAACCATCGTTAATATCGTACGTGTGTTTTAACTTAATTTCTGAATGTTTTAGTTTTGTTTTCATGGTTTTTTATGTAAAATGTTTAATAGTTCCAATACAAAACTTTCTGAAAGTAATTTTTCTGTATTTGGTTGTTTTTCAGGGATCTTTTCGATAAAGTTTAGCATTTGCACAGGCAAGCCCATCACTTCGTTGTTAACAAATACCATTATTGAGCTAAAACCTTTTTTAGTTACTAAATAAAATCCTGCTGTCGGGTAATTTTTTAGATCATCAATTTTATCACATTTAGAAAGTTCTATTTCATATACTCTAATTGTTTTCATGGTTTCTCATTTGTTTTAATACTTGTTTGTACAAAAAATTTTTATAATCATTTGTTAATTCTCCTTTTGGTAGCACGTAAAAAGTAAGCCTTATTAAATACATAGCTATTAATTTTCTAAATTTTTTCATAAATCTAAAGTTTTTATAAATTTTAAAATTGTTTGCTTATACTTTGGGTTAATCCAAAAAGATACATTTTTCTTGTCTCCTTTAGGGCGTCCCGAGCCTTCTCTTTTGCCTCCGTGAGGTTTTTTGTCTTGCATAAGTTATCTGTACTTTAAAGGGGTTAATAAATGGATTGATACTATAATTACAACTACAATTAATGCGATAATTTTCTCTGATGTTTTCATGGTTTTTTTATCAAAGATAATATAATATTTGAATTAAACAATAGTGAAATCAAATTATTTTAAATTAATTTGTATATTTACATAACTTTAAAACCTAAAGACATGAAACTAATACTTTTAAGAGATCACATTTACGGAAAAAAAGGCGATAAAATAACCGTAGACGCGGAAAAATCAACTTACTTAATTCAATGTGGAATAGCTAAAATTGACAAAAAATGATAAGATTTGTAAAAGAAGGTTTTGACACATTAAAGTCTAAATCCATAAAAATAGGTGAGGTTATCGACTTGGGAGAACTTAGAAATAAATTAGCAATCGAAAGGGGTTTAGCGGTTGCAGAAAAACAAAAGAAATGAGTTATTTAAACGTAATTACGTTAGAGCAAGCGAAGGTATATTTAAGAATTGACGAAGATCAAACCGAAACAGACAACGAAATAATCGCAATGATAAATGGCGCATTTTCATTTATCGAAAAACGAACTAATCATATTATTTTCCCTCGTGAAAAAACATATTACGGCGAGCATAATATAAACGTCTATGATTTTCCAATAAACGAACCATTACCAATTGATAATATAAGGCTAAAGTATGCTAATTATTCACGTTTCACGCTTACCGATGAAATAACGCTAAACGTTGGATATGAATTACCGTTAAATGTCCCAGAAGAACTAAAACAAGCAGCTTTACAAATGTTAAAAGTATGGTACTATGAAGCTGAAAAACAAGTTAATACTACATTAATTCCTGATTCAGTACTTATGGCATTAGACGTAAATAAGAGATTTGTATGATAAGTAGAAAATACAATAAAATAATTGAACTATACAATTTAGAACCAATTAGCGACGAGTTTGGAGGGTTTACAGTCGTGCCTAAATCTATGGGTAAAAAATGGGCGCATATTGAAACGAAAGTAAGTGTTAGAAATACCGATAATGGGAATGTAGAAAACTATCAAACTATTATCATTTCGTTTAGAGGTCGTGGCTTAAATTTATACGTAAAGACCGACTATATTGTGTATAAGTCAAAAAAATACGTAATTAATAAAATTGACGATGTAGATTTAACAGGGATTGATTTAACCGCATTTTGCACAGAATCCGATGGCTAAAGTAGGGATAAAAGGCATTTCAAGTACAATAAACGAATTGCGTAAATTTGGAGCTAAAGCCGATAAGATAATTAGTGAAAATATTGAAGCTACATCACAAGAAATGGTACAAAAAGCCGTTTCATTAGTACCTAAAGACTTTGGTAAATTAGCTCAATCGATACAATCGGTAAAAGTAGACAATTTACATTACAGAGTTGAAGCTGGCGGGGGAGTCGCTCCTTACGCTCCTTATGTTGAATATGGCACGGGCGGGCTTTTTGATGTGCCAAAAGAATTTAAAAAGCAGGCGTCACTTGCTAAAGGTAAAAAAATAAAAAAAGTTAATTTAAAGCCACGGCCTTACATGTATCCCGCTTTTGTTTTTGGTTCTAAAGATTTACTAGAAAATTTAAAAAAGGAATTGGAAGTATTGACAAAAGCCACCTAGATAATAGGTGGCTTTGTTTCTAAATCTTTAATAAATTTATCTATTTCAGCTTTATTCCCTTTAAAAGTCCAAAATCTAAGTAAGCTTTTGCCTGTACTTTTTCGCCCGCTGTTTTCTCTAAAGCCGCCCCATTTGTTTTTCTCTTCCATTTGATTATAGCCCCTCTTTTAAATCTATAGAATATAAAAAAGCCTCTTTATAACTTTCAAAGCAAAAGAAATTAAAATTTATATCTTGATCGTTGATTCTTTTAATGTGATTTTTAAAATAGTTAGCCACATCAAATAAATCTTTAGAAATAAAAAAAGATGGATTTTCTTCTTCAATTTCGCAATCTTTCCAGCTTTGAAAACAAACAAAAACTTTATCTTCACTTAGTTCAAGTTGTTCTTCAATTAATACAAAATAACGATCTTGTATTTCATTTTTTGTAAATTCATAAGTTGGAATATCTCCAGCTTGATTTGATGTGCTAATTGTTATTTTTGCCATAATTTTATTTTTTTGTTATGCAAACATAAACATTAATTTGATACAAAAGCATTAAATCAAAAACTTTAACATTTAACATTTACATTTAGTATATTTGCTTATGCAAAAGTCAAACCCGAATAAATGGATTAGAAAAGCGATACACGCAGCTATTAATAATATGGTTGTTAACGGTTTGACAATACCGTGTTATGACACTAGAGTTAAACCAAATGAAAATCCAAACTATTATGTTTTAATGAGTTCGCAAAGCAAAAGGAGGCTTAATATTAATAAATGTGAAGAGTTTTGGGAAGCGGATATTTTACTAGATATAGTTACTATTTATCCCGCATTTGGAGCGACTGGAAGCCGTTTATTAGTTGATGACATTGAGGATAAAGTAAGGGAGTTGACAAACGTTTTGCAAGTCGATAATTTTACGGTATTATTCCAAAATATAGATCAAACAGGTTTAGACAATATTAACGATAACACGATGGTATATCGAAATTTATACAGAATTATATTAACACTTAAATAGCAAATTTTATGGCAACATTTATCAAAGGAGAAGCAAATATTCTCTTTATTTACAAATCTACTGCGCCAGTTGGCTGGAAGCCTATCGCATGCCTTACTTCAAATTCTTTGGCTACAGAATTACCGTCTATTGAATCGCAAACAAAATGCGATCCAGGAGTAGTTGTAAAACAACCGGGAACTTTTGCTTATACAATCGACGCGGAAGGTCAATACATTGACACAACTAGCGCGGGTGGCGATACAGGCAAAACTTCGCATGATGCCCTTTTAGCGATTCAACTTACAAAACAAAATGTACAATGGAAAATTGACACGAATGTTAGTAATCCAGCGTCAATTAAGTATTTCGGAACTGCTAATATTTCCTCTTTAAATTTAGACGCTGCTGCAGGAGACGAATTAATGACTTTTAGCGTAACGCTAGACGGTTCGGGTAATATTTTAAATATTGATCCAAATGTTTAATAGTGTTGAAATAGAAATAGGTGGCGAGCTAAGGAAATTTCATTTCGGACTTGGTTTTTTAGGCGAATTAATTGATAGTTTTGATTTAGATATTGTTTCCCTTGGTGAAGTAGCCACTAAGAATCCATTAAAATATGATCCTATTATTATGTATTGTTCCGCTGTTTACGCTTTAAAAAGAGAAGGTAAAGAGCCAAATTTTACGCAATATGATTTTATCGATTGGATAGAAAATAGTGGAGGTATTAAAAGCGAACCGATGTTAAAATTTAACGAGGCTTTTATAAAATCACTTACTAAAGACGTCCCAATTGACACTACAGAAGTTAAAAAAAAAGTGAAAAAATAAATTGGCCAAAAGATGTTATTTCTTTTGCTATTGGCGAACTTGAAATCCCTACCTTACAGAGTGTTTACGACATGACTTGGGCAGAGTTTCAAATTCGCCTTTTTGCTTATAACCGCATACAAAAGAAAATAGACTTTCGATTTAGGGAGGTTGCTTATGCGTCGTTAACAGGTTCACATTCTGACCCAAAACGATTACCCAAAACAATAGAAAAATTTTGGAGTTTAGACGGTAAAAAGCAATCTGCAGGACTTAATGACGTTCAAAAAGAAGCTATTTTAAAAGCACAAGAACAATACCTAAAAAATATAAAAGATGCCTAAAATTGAAATTGAAATAGGTGCAGACAATTCAGACTTAAAAAAGAAAATTAAAGAAGTTGAATTTGACGTCAAAGAACTTGCGAAAGTCAAAGTAGACAGGATAAAATTAGGCTTAGATACTACTGAAATAACAGCGCAAATAAAAGATACTAAATCTACATTAACAGGGCTTAGGAGTACGTTAAAAGATACAGGCGATTCTTTTACAGCTATGAAACCAAAGGTAGCTAACGGGTCAAACGCTTTAATGCAATTTTCAAGGATTGCACAAGATGCACCATTCGGAATAATGGGTATCGGTAATAATATAACCGCTACAACAGAAGCGTTTGGATATTTAAAGCAAAGTACAGGCAGTGCAAGCGGTGCATTGAAAGCAATGGCTAGTTCGTTATTAGGAAGCGGTGGTATTTTACTAGCCGTATCGTTAGTTACAAGTGCATTTACTTATATGTCAATGAATGGTATTTCGTTAGGTGATGTAATTGATAAAATAACAGGCAAATTTGATGCGTTTGGAGCATCTTTAAAAAAGGCTTATGATGAATCGGCTAAAAGCGCAATTGAAGAAACTGGAGCTTTAAAAGGGCTTATTGCAGTTGCTCAAAGTGAAACGGTATCGAGAGAGGCAAGGACTCAAGCCGTTGAAGATTTACAGAAAAAATACCCCGCTTATTTTGGCAACTTGTCAAAAGAGGAAATAATGTACGGCAATTTAACTGGGGTTGTAAATGAAGTAACAAAAGCGTTAATAAATAAAGGTATAGCGGAAAAACTTTCTAAAGACGCAATAGCTCCTACTTTAGATTTATATAAAGCATATGCGCTTTTAGTTTCTCAAAAACAAAAGCAAATACAACTAGAGAGAGATTTAGCAACAGAACTAAAAAAGACACAAGACGGAGGATTTGCAGGTGCTTCAAATGCAACGGTAAATTTAAAAAACGCAATTATAAACAACGGTTTTGCAATAAGAGAAACTAGAAGCGACATCATAGATTTAACAAAAGTTGTTAACGCTTATGAAAGAAATATTGAAAGCGCATCCGTTGCATCTTCAAAATTATTAATTCAGCCACCAAAAGCAGAGGCAAAAAAGAAAAAATCAGCCTTTGTCGGAGACACTCCACAAGTCGCTCCTTTAGTAAATTCTCTTTTGCCAACGGGCTTAGTTCCTCAAATTGGAGCTCAATTAATGGCTCAAGTTCCTGCGATAAAATTAGCAACAACCGCAATAAGTGAGGAATTATTAGCTTTTAATGAAAATGCAAACCAGCTTATAATGGGCTCTATAACTGACACTTTTGCTGGGCTTGGAAGTGCTTTAGGCGAAGCATTAGCAACAGGGGGTAATGTATTAAACGCATTAGGCAAGTCGCTTTTAAATTCTTTAGGTTCGTTTCTTGGATCCTTAGGCAAGCAAATGATTGCGTTTGGGGTAACTGCTTTGTTTTTTGATAAAACTAAAAAATCATTATTTAGCGGAGTAGGAACTCCAGCGGCAGCTATTGGATTGATTGCAGCTGGATCGGCTTTGAGTGCAATAGGCTCTGCGATCGGGTCAATGGCAAGCAAAGGATCGGGTGCAGGAGGCGCATCTTCAAATACTGGAGGTAATTCTTTTCAATCAAGCGGAGGCAGTAACGCTGGATTTAGTTCAACTAGTAGTGGAGGCGGAACGTTTGTATTTAGAATAGCGGGTCAGGATCTTATAAGCGTTATTAGTAATACTTTAGACAAAAATAGCCGTTTAGGAGGCGCAATAGGTATATAATATGGCAAAGAAAATAATCATAAGTTTTGCGAGTAATCTAACGGTTGGGCAAACATTAGGTTACAATATAAAAGTAAATAATCAAAATATTGCTTATAATTTATTAGGCAATAATGTTTTGATCTTGAATTTTAGTAACAATAACAGTACTGCAAGTAACGTTAAAATAAGATCAACAGCAGACGAAACTTTAAACGAGCTTTTTTTGGTTCTAAACACGTATTGGGACGCGAACGGAGTTACTTATTCCTTAGTTGGCAATACAATTGAAGTAAATGTATTTAGCGAAAATGCAACTATAGAATCGGTAATTAATCCAGTTAGTATTATAGTTTCTATTATTGATATTGTAATAAATTCAGAGCCTACACTATTCTATTTCATGGAATATTCAGATCCCTTAAACGTGCCATATAGGGTAAATATTTATAAAAAAAATAATAATATTGCACCTAGATTAATTTACGGTTATGCGACTTTGGAATCGGGAAGCGTGAAAGACAATTTAGATCCAATTCGTGGCAGTGGGTTAACTTTGAATTTAGAAGCAACTTTAGAGTTAAATTTAGAAGATTTGTATAGTGAAGATGAAAACGAATTTACAGTGCAATTTTACAGAAATAATCAATTATTATTTAATGGATTTATTAAGCCCGATGGTGTGTTTCAATCTTTTGTAAATGATCGCTGGGTTATTAATTTAGATTGTGTTGATGGGTTAGGAATATTGAAAGATTTAGCTTTTGTAAAACCAAACGGATTACAATTTATAGGAAAACAAAGCGCGCTAGAAATTATTTATAATTGTCTTATACGTACAAATATTTCAATGGATTTAAACACTTTTGTAAACATTTATTACGAAGGATTAAATCCGTTAGTCACATTAGATCCATTAACTGAAATATACTTATCAGTAAGCAGATTTGTAAAAACAGATAAGGAAACAATAATGAATTGTCAAGAGGTTTTAATATCGATTTTGACGTTATTTAAAGCTTCGATAACTCAATTAAATGGAGAGTGGTATATTTATCGGTCAAACGAATTAAGCGTTAACCCTATAGTCCAATTCAGAAAATACTCAAAGAAAAATAATTTATTTATTGGTGTAAATTCACGTGATTTAAGAAAAAATTTAGGTAGTCAAATTAATGGTAAATATCCACATCACGCAAATAGCAATCAACAGATTGAAATTAAAGGGAGTGTTTCGGCTTTTCGTGTAAATTATAAATATGGATTTGAAAAAGGCTTATTCCTTAACTCAGACTTGAGATACACAGGAAACACAAAGCAAAATATTAATTATTTGAATTTTATAGAAGGCGACTTAACTAAAGTTTTTGTTGATTCAGAAGCAAATTCTGGGTTACGTTTTTTAATTTTTACATCTAACAATGATAATGCAGTAGTATTAACATCAAACAATATTCCTTTATTAATAAATGAAACGATAAAGTTTGAATTTGCCCTTTCGGTTATTGGAGCGAGTGCGGGAATATTAAGATTTAAAATAAGGTTGGCTAATTTTTTAATGAATAAAGAGGGGGATTGGGTTAATATTGATAACGACAACACGATGTTGACAACTAGGGGGGAATCTTTTGGCTCAATACAATCTAATCCTTTGCCGGTTTCTGGGAACTTATTTTTTGAAATTTTTAGCCCTAGAAATTTTGCTCAAGGACTTTCAAACATGACTGTTACAAAATTAGACATAATAAACACAACTAATCTAAACAACGGCGCACAAGGCGAATTTCACACGGTACAACGACAAAATAGGCCTTCGTCAATTGCTAAGGAAACAGAGGAAATATTTAACGGTGATAGCCCTTCTATTGTTTACGAAGGTGCAATATTTAAAGCGGATAAAATAACTCCAACTTCTAAATGGTTCAGGAAATCAAAAGTAGAAAGCAAACCTATTTTGCAAATATTAGGTGAGGACGTTTTAAGGATGAGCCAAAAGCCTGCTAAAGTATTTTCTGGCGATGTTTATGGGTATATTCCTTATTTATCGGTTGTCACTATAGATTCATTAGAGGGTAGTTTCATGGCGATAGAACATTCTTTTGATTCAAAAGCAAATATCACTAAATGCAAATTTTTACAAATAATGCATGATGAATTAACGGACTTAAATTATAAGCTAACATTTGATTACGGAAACGTGAATAAAGTCACAATTGTTAGCTAAAAAAATTATATATTTACGATATGAAATTTACAAATGGCGAAGATCGAATTTTATACATAAAACTTTTAGGCGTTTTTTTGCCCTTAGGCTGTTTGACTGATAATTCATTTAGCGAAACAGCAGAAATGATAGATACCACAACTAGAGAAAATAATGGATGGACTTCATCACGTCCTAGTAATCAATCCTATTCTATTTCGTTTAGTGGACTGCAAATAAACACAGCTTTAGCGGGTGGTAATTTTAACGTAATATCTTATGACAAACTAAAAGAATTAAAACGAGATAGACAGTTATTAGCTTGGAAAATACAAGGTACTGATTACCCAGTTGTAGACTATGGAAACTGTTATATAACAGGCGTTTCAGAAGCAAATACAGTAGGCGAATTGATTACCTTTAGCGGTGAATTATCGGGCTTTGGACGTCCCTATATGACTAGTTTACAATTGGTTTTGTTAAACAATGGAGACCCTACAAAAATAGTACAAGATGGGAATAACAATTTAATACGAGTATAAAATGGCAGATTTTACAAGCGTAAGAGTTGGCGAACTGCCACCAGCGATATTTAGCCCTTCTGATTTAATCCCGCACGAAATAGGAGGTTTATTGAAAAGTGGGACGTTAAGCGATATGGCTACGGCTATTTCGTTAATAATTGGCGCAACTGCTGGTGTAGGATTTAGAGCTGTTCAAGTAAATGACGGCGATACGTTGCCAACAACGACGCAACAAGAATTTATTTTAGTAGGGCGCGGGACTTATTTTAATGTTGGAGGGGGTGCAACGGTAGTGGCTAATGAAGGTTTAAACGTATTAGTTTCAAATGGCACAAATTGGAATTTAGGCGTTGCAATTCCTATTATTACTCCAGAGGTTGTTGTCAAAAATTATAGTCAATTAGTTTTAAGAACGGTAAACCCGCAAAACTATAGTTTGCCAGATAATACTCAAGTGCAAATTTTACATAAAAATGGTAGTTTTTTATACCCTAATTTCTGGGTGCAAAACGGTAATGTGTTAACCATTAACGATGCATTCGACCCCAACGGATTAGACGAAATAGTAATAACGGGAATACAACAAGAAACACAAAACACACAGCCTTTTACAGATGTTTTATTAAATCAGGTGATAATGCTACAAGTCCCTACTTCTTTTATTAGTTCTAATTTTGAATTGTCAGGTTTAGGAGTTGGCGCATTTACAAAATATGCAATTTGCAACGGCAATAACGGAACAGAAGATTTTGGAGGACGCACCCCTATAGGATTTGACCCAGTTAGTTATCCTAATTTAGGGTTTAAATTAGGATCTAAAGACGCTGTAGTTGTTGCTCATAGTCATAATTATACACAGTACACGCTAGATCAAGAAGTGTCTGAAAATGGAAGCGGGGTTAGATCTTTAAATAAAAATAATCAGCAAGTGGGAAATTTTTCAACTTCTACCGAAGGAGAAAGCGGAACAGGGAAAAATATGCAACCTTCAATAGTTGTATTATATATAAAAAAAATAACTTCTTAATTAAACAAAAAAATGAAAAAGTATTTATTATTATTATTAGCGGTTACAGGATTTGCGCAAACAAATCCTACAGCGTTTAACAAGTTAAGAATTACCCAAAATATTGAGGATAATTTAGCAAATCGCGTAGTAGTGCAAGATCCAGTTACAGGAGAATTAAAATGGGTTTTAAAATCTTCTATAGCTTCTAACGTTCCACAAGCAACAGCAACAGTATCAGGAACGGTCAGGATTACAACGGCGGAAATAAATCCACAAGTTCCAACAGTTTCAATAGTTAATAATTTGCTTAATGCTAAAGTAGATAAAACAACTACTGTTAACGGTCAAGCGTTAAGCGGGAATATTACAATAGTGACAGGAACTGTAAACAGCACCGATGCGCAGTTAAGAGATAGAACCACGCATACAGGCGTACAGACATCTTCTACTATTTCAGATATTCAAAGTACGATCACTAATAATACGGCTGTTTTGGCTAATACAGCAAAGGCTGGTATTACAACGGCTCAAAGTAATGCGATTGTGGCTAATACTGCTAAAACAACAAACGCCACTCACATAGGAGACGTAACAGGCTCAACAACTTTAACCTTAGCAACAGTAAATTCAAATATAGGAAGTTTTGGAAACTCAACAACTGTTCCTACAGTTACAGTTAATGCAAAAGGATTAGTTACTGCTGTATCAGCAACTGCTATTCCTACAGCTAATACAACTACTACTGGACTATTAACTGCAACAAATTGGAACACTTTTAATTCAAAAGCAAATACTTCTGCATTATCCGCTTATTTACCATTAATAGGAGGGACTTTAACGGGGCCTTTAAATATAGGAAATTTAAGTACTACAATTGAATATTTCTTAGACATTCCTAGTAATACAGAAACATGGGTTAACATCGGAACATTTATGAATCGTTTTTCTGCACAAATTCAAACTCAAATTACTTCAGCTTCTTCAGAAGAAGAATCGGTAATTGACTTACTTGGTACTTATTACATTGATAAAACTAATATTAATGTTAAAAGACAAACTTACACATCCCCTTCTCTTTTAGAAGTTAGAGTTACTGGAACAGAAGGGAGTAATCAAACAGTTTTTATAAGAATTCGGTCAAATGAAGCAAATAACTCTATAAGATTTAGAGTTATATCAAGCAGAGGATTAGTCAGTATTTCAAATACAATTACAACAGCACAAACAGGTGGAGCTTTTTACATAAATAATAACACCCGTGTAACAGGAATGAATACTGATCTTGACATAGTAGGTAATGGAAAGTTTAGTGGTTCAGTTACAGCAACCTCGTTCTTCCAATCCTCCGACATTCGTTTAAAAAATATAATCAAACGTGACGGTGATGTAATTTATTACACTTGGAAAGACAAAAGAGACACTAAAACTCACATAGGCTACATAGCCCAAAAAGTAAGAGCAACAAATCCCGATCAAGTAAACAAGGACGATAACGGGTATTTATCTGTTAATTACATAGAAAT